TGTGTACTTTCTATCTCCTCCTCTACGTCAAAGTCATCACCCAATACCTCACCAGAACTTAGCTGATTCAATAAAGTTTCCTGACTAATAGTTCCAGCAGTAAACAATGTAAGTAAACTTGTTATCTCCTGTGGCTCTAATCTTGCAGAAACAAAGTCTCTATTAACAAAACTACTGCCAGCATTAGGTTCATTGAGATATTCACTATGAAACTTCAAGCAATTATCAATCAAGTCTTGCATCTGCTGTGCTATCACCATCATTGTGCTGTCATTCTGTGACCTATCAATCCTTTTGGCCTCTGCTGTTTCTCCTACCAGCTTCTGCCCCAAGACTGCGGCTAAAGATAATGTATTGATCTGCTCTGCAATATCCTTCAACCTAGTGAACTGGCTGTCATAGCTATCACCTGATGGAGAAATATATTCCATTCTGGATTCTGGTGGTAGTGATAGTGCTTCATTAGGGCCTGTTGTTATCTCGTCTGCATTTGGATAGCCAAACACTGCAAGCAATGGAACAGAACTGATATGCAAGATATTGTCCAAGTCACTCTGGATCTGGTAATGCTTAAGGTTTAATTCTGCAATGTCATACAAAGGACTGCGGCTTTCGTAATAACCAACTCTATTGGAATAGGCAATAGCAAAAGGAATCTTGTCCTTAAGACTCATTTCACCCTCATCAAATAACTTATATTCTCCTTTTTTCTCATCTTTTCTATGAATTTCATATCTACCTCTTTCTAATACTCTGATCTGTTTAATGATCTTGTCACCATACTTACCATCTGGCTCAACAACCTGTTCCAATAAACGCAGTTGTGTGAGTTCTCTTGCCCCATCTATGATCTCAGACCTAAATCCTAATATATCTTTTGGTGTATATGTCACCCAGTATGGTCTAGTCTTATCTCCATCTTTCGGTGCATCAACAAGCACCCCAATATGCCCGAAGCTTATAGCTTGCCTTGCTGTTTGATAGAGCCACACATTTAGATCGTTTCCTTCTAAATCGACATCAAAAAGTTGCTCTCTAATTAAATCAGATACATCATCAAGTCTAATAGGTTTTCTGACCAACATACCTGACAGCATCTTTTCAATACGCTGCAAATATGGCACAACTGTTGATCTACTTAACCTTACGTCATAGCTGTCATCTGTTTCTCTGGCCTCCTGTGGCAAATACTTTCTATGTTCACTCCTAATCTTGTATGTACCTTCCTTCAAATCTGTAATCAAATCCCAGAACTGACTCATTCTCTGGTATGCCGCATTAGGGCTTGCAACTGTTGTGGGAGCTACAGTTATCGGTTGATTGTAGATATTTAGTGAGCTATACACAGTTTTGCCTCAATACTATCATGTTCTTAATATATTCTAATCCCTGTAGGTTTGCCCGACCTTGCAAATAATGGATTGAACTCACGCCATATTAGATAGCCAAGAGCATCAGCCATGTGGTCATAGCCAGTCTCTTTATCTGGTTCTCCTTTTTCTGTGTATGACTGGAGTTCCATTGATTCGATCAGCTTTCTGCAACTGGCATGGACTTGTAAACGGCTTTCCCCTTTGCCGTTACATAATAAAGCCTGTACGGAAGCGACCCTATCTCTGACTGGCGGGTTACTGCGGGGACTTTGATTGCTGAAACCATATCCAGAAAGTATCTCAATGTCTGTTTGAGTTGCGTTTGTACTCCTGTTTCCTCCACTAGCATCTGGGTAAACGTATATCTTGTTCATAGGATATCTGGACTTAATGGTTTGTGCCAGAGCATCTGTGTCGTATGCGGCCACAACTTCGTCAAATATTAACAATTTTTGATCTTGGACAATGCCAATTACAGCATTAGTGTTCTGGATATTAAAGTCGATCCCAATTCTTAATGGTTCAAGGCCAATATCAGGCTTACTATTTGTGACATTTTGTTCTCTAGTAAATCTAGAATAAACCATTCCTGTGGTGAGGTTAACAAATTCTCCGTTGAGATAAGCGGCCAACATTGATGGGTCATAGTTGGCCTGCATAC